ATGGCGGGGGATGTGAAGGTTGTTAGGTTATGAATGTCCTTTTTATCTATCTATAGAGTTATAGATTTTAAGGGTATTCCTAACATCTCAACCATCACTGACGAGGGTGTAGATTTCACAAAATCTCCACTCTTCGCTGACTGGGTAGAAGCGTTACCTAAGATCTGACGACTCTTGGATTTATCCAAGTGACGAAAGACCTGACGGCAATCTTCTATCAAGATCTTCCCCATTGGGACGGCTTCTCCTACATCTCAACCTGCGGAGTTCGGGAACAAGAATATAGGGAAGATCTCATCCTCCCCCTATTCAGTTATCCGGGCTGCACATGTTATTATGCGGGCCAAGTCACCGTTTAAGTGATTAGTGGAATCGATACATGCATTCTCTATAGGCTCGCCCGATATGCCTAGAGATCCCCCTAAAAAGGGAGATCTAGGACTGAATGCTAGAATGTATGGAGTGTACCGCGGTTTTCCTGAGCTTCCTGATGATTGGCACCCTCTCCCTTCCTTTTTAGGGAGATTGGGTATCAAAGTCGAGGCGGCTGGGAAAATACGGGTGTTTGCCATGGTAGATCCATGGACCCAGTGATGTCTCTATCCTCTTCATAAAATGATCCAGATGGTCTTAAGAACGATCGTGAGTGATTGTACTTTCGATCAAATTGGTCGTCTAGAGGGGGTTAGAGATATTATGCTCTCACGTTATCCGAATTCCCGAAAGCGGGCATATTCGTTTGACCTGAGTGCTGCAACTGACCGTTTACCTATTTCAATTCAAGCTCATATTTTGAGTTTGTTTATGGGACAGGATGCGGCAGGTGCCTGGGCTGAGATTTTGGTGAACCGGGAGTATCAACTTCCTCGTAGCCTTTCTAGGCTATTACAGAAGATTGGACTTCCGGCTCCCGAGTCGGTCTCCTACGCTGTAGGGCAACCTATGGGTGCTTTATCTTCATGAGTGATGCTAGCCCTTACTCATCACTTCCTTGTACAGTTCTCCTGATTTCTCCTGTGTCGCCAAAAAGGAGAGCGTTATACTTGGTGTGATGAATATTCAATTTTGGGGGATGACATCGTTCTATTTAATGGGCGTCTTGCTCAAAAATATTACCTTGTCATGACCCAGTGATTGGGGGTTAAGATTGGTCTTGCAAAATCTATTCAATCCCGTAAGGGGTTGACTTTCGAATTTGCAAAAAAGTTCTGAGTGCATGGCCGTCGAGCATTTGCATTCCCTCTTCGGGATGCTTTTGTCTCCCAGCTTAGTACCAGTGTACTTAATGAGTGTATTGTCAAAAATGACATTACCTTAGACCATTACCTTCAGATGAGAGGATTGGGCTTTAGGGCTCGATCCTCGGTTTCATCTCGTTGGTGATCACTTAAGAGCCAGCGGTTACGGTGTTTCCTAGTAATGTATTCCTATTATCGGAATCCTTGGCTTGACTGGATTCGGATGTCCAGCCTTTCACAAGGATATCCTATAACTAGGGAGGCATTATGTTTAGCGATTCCGCTGTTGTGAAAGTATATGGATAGAGTTAGGTATCGCGTGTTCTTGAAAAGTCGATTGGATCAACACAATCTCGAATCTCATAATTTATTATGACGATCCTGGGACAGTCTTCTTCCTCTCATCTCTCCTAGAGCTCACTTTGCCCCTCTATCTACTATTCTCTCCCGGCGTAATTCCGTTAAGGAACCTATTAAAATCTACTATCTTGAGGATCTCAAGAGTGGACGGCTATTATCCAATTCAGAGATCCTTAGGATGGCGGAACTTAATAAACTTGACGTTTCCCGTTGGATTAACACTAAAGAGGGATATCCCCTTGACGTGTTGCAAATCCTTGGGGTGCGTCAGGTTCTTGGTGCTACAGAGGCGTATCGGCATTCTCTCTCTACTGCTAAGAATCTCTTCCGAGAACAATACGATAGTATTTTCTCTTTTGAGAAACATATTAGTCTAGATCATTATAAATATCAGGGTTATTGGGGGGATCTTCCTTTGGAGGATCTTCTTACAACTTTCCTTGGTATAAAGAAGGAACTAGATGCGGTGCAATCCGCCAGTGAGGGAGGGGGCATAGAGTTCCTCGGGGACATCAGGCAGGAGGAGGCTTCGTTTGAAGACTTCCTACCTATGTACAGGTTATGGGTTAAACTCAATTCCTGTTTTTCTCGTCCCGGCAACGGGAGCAAATTGACACAAGCTCTGACGGTAATCCCTCGGGCTATCCCTCTTCAACCCTTGTACCCATCTTGGGTATCTCGTTTGAATTGGAATCCTGGGTTCTTTACTGGTAGAACGGTTGTGGCATGGTGGAAGGCTATCTTAATATATGCTATCCGTAGCATATCTTGAGCTATCCTTTTTTTAGCAATTCTTGTCTTTGGTCCTATGGGATACGAACTGTGGTCTATGGTTGAACCGACTAATTCATTAGTAACCGTTGAGGGTGAACCCCGTACTATAGTAATTACAGAACGTGTCCTACCTGCTCACTTACTATGGGCTGGCTTAGGCATAGGCATCTTAGGCATTTTGTTAGGAATACTAATAGGTTTGAGTTTAGGCGGTGATCCCCCTTTAGAGGTGATCGTTCCAGACCCCAAACTTTTACCGTTGGTGTTACCTGCAGAGGTGGCGGCATACCAGAGCGAATCTTGTATTCGTTTAGGTATTCCTGAGGTTGTTCCTCCCACTTCTGTTGTCCCTTCCCCTCACTTTCAAACTGGCTATTTCGAACCGTTTGAACGTTAACTTGACGTTCCATTCTCACTGCTACTTCATC